CGAGCGCGGCCCGCTGCCCATCATGCTCAACTACTACGGGGCCCACACCGGGCGCTTCAGTGGCGGGGACAAGGTGAACCTGCAGAACCTGCCGAGAGGGGGTGCGCTGCGCAAGGCGCTGGCTGCCCCCGATGGGCATGTGGTCGTGGCCTGTGACTCCAGTCAGATCGAAGCCCGGCTGGTGGCCTATCTTGCTGGACAGGACGACCTCGTGCAGTCCTTCCGTGAGGGCCGGGACGTGTACTCGGAGTTCGCCTCCGACGTCTACCAACGGCCGATCACCAAGGCCGACAAGGTGGAGAGACATGTCGGCAAGACCTGTATCCTTGGGCTTGGCTATGGCATGGGCCCCCCGAAGTTCCAGCACTCGCTGGCGACAGGGTTCATCTCCGTAACAGTCGATGAGGGCGAGGCGCAGAAGATCGTCCGGCTCTATCGCAACAAGTACCACCGCATCCAAGCCTTCTGGAACCGGTGCAACCACGAGCTCAATGGCATGGTGGCCGGGGCAAGCGGTGAGCTGTGTGACCTGATCGGTTACGATGCCGAGGGCATCATCCTGCCCAACGGGCTGCGCATCCGGTACCCTGCGCTGCGGGGTACGGCGAACGGGTTCGAGTACATCAACGACGCACGGGTTTACAGGAAGTTCGTCCAAGCCCGGGTGGCGGGCGGCGAGCTGCCCGAGCTGACGTGGACCAAAATCTACGGCGGGAAGGTGGTCGAGAACCTGACCCAAGCTGTCGCCCGTATTGTCGTGTCAGAGCAGATGGCACGCATCGGTCGGCGGTACCCCGTCGCTCTTCAGGTCCACGACGAGATCGTGTGCGTGGTGCCAGAGGAGCAGGCTGACGCCTGCAAGCAGTTCATGATGGACGTCATGTCCACCCCGCCCAAGTGGGCGCCCGACCTACCCGTCGCCTGTGAGGCGGACGTGGGTCCCAATTATGGATCGGCCAAATGACTACCAAGCTCGCTCACTCGTACTCGTCCATCAAGATGTTCGAGAACTGCCCGAAGAACTACTTCCACCAGCGGATCGAGAAGTCCGTGAAGGACAGCGGCAACGCCGTCACCGCCTACGGTGAGCGCATCCACAAGTCGCTGGAGCTGCGGATCAGCGACAACGAGCAGCTGGACCGGGAGTCGGCGCGCTATGAGCCCATCGTCGCCAGCATCGAGAAGCTGGCGCTGGGTGCCGACGACCTCACCGTCGAGGAGGAGATGACCCTCAACCAGTCTCTGGAGCCTACGGGCTGGTGGGATGCCGACGCATGGTTGCGGTCCAAGATCGACGTGCTGGTGCGCAAGGGACCGAACGCCTTCATGTTCGACTGGAAGACCGGCAAGCGCCGCCCCGACTTCGACCAGCTGGAGATGTTCGCGGTGCAGGTGTTCAAGCACTACCCGCAGGTCGAGCGCATCAAGACCACCTTCGTCTGGCTCAAGGAGATGAAGATGGACAGCGAGACGTTTACGCGCGAGCAGGAGGCCCCGATCTGGGAGAAGATCCTCACCAAGATCACCCGGATCGAGGGGGCGCTGGAGCACGACAACTGGCCGGCGAAGCCGAGCGGGCTGTGCAACTGGTGCCCGTGTAAATCTTTTTGCGAATACGCAAAATAAAAGTTGACATACTATACAGAGAGGAGGTAGGCATGGCTACCACGCCGGAAGGCCGTGTGAAGGCGCGGCTCGACAAGATGCTCAAGGCGGAGGGGGTCTGGTACTACAGCCCACAGGCTGGTCCGTTCGGTGTAGCTGGCATTCCTGACCGGGTTGCCATCGTGGCGGGACAGTTCGTGGGTATCGAGTGCAAGGCCGACAAGACCAAGAAGCCCACGGCACTGCAGATGAAGTGCATGGGGGACATCGAGAGAGCGGGTGGCAAATGCTTTGTCGCCTATGACGACGAGACGATTGAAGCTGTCAGGGAGTATATCCGTGCTCGTAATTCCAAGCGCCAAGGCGCTGGCGCTCAAGCTGAAAAACCCGGAGCGGGTGCTGAACAGCGTGACGACCGCCAAGCAGATCTCTTTGAGTGGGCAGCCACTCGTGGTGGTCCCGCATAAGGTCCGCGTCGTCGAGAAGCTGCGCGCGCTCGGCATCGCTGCACCGTCACCCATCTTGCACTACTACGATTGGCCCGGGCAGTTCACCCCGTACGAACACCAGCGCATGACGGCTGCGTTCTTAACTATGCACCGCAAGTGCTTGGTTTTGAACGAGATCGGGACGGGCAAGACGCAGAGCGCGCTCTGGGCTGCCGACTACCTCATGGGTGTCGGGAAGGTGAAGAAGGTTCTGATCCTGTCTCCGCTGTCCACGCTGGAGCGGGTGTGGGGTGACGCCATCTTCAAGCAGTTCTTCCACCGCAAGCATGTGGTTCTCCACGGCACGGCGGCCAAGCGGAAGAAGCTGCTCAACACCGAGGCGGACTTCTACATCATCAACCACGACGGCTTCAGCATCATCGCCGACGAGGCGGTGGGCATGTTCGACCTCGTGATCGTCGACGAGGCGGCCGTGCTGCGGAACCCATCGACCAGCCGCTACAAGCACTTCAAGAAGTGGATGGCCCAGAACCCTGATACTCGTCTGTGGTTGATGACCGGGACCCCGACGCCCAACGACCCTACCGATGCGTGGACCCTGTCGCAGCTGGTCGAGAGCCCCTACGCAACGCGCACTTACACCGCCTTCCGTGAGCAGGTCATGATGAAGGTCGGCCAGTGGAGGTTTGTGCCCCGCCCGGAGAGCGTGGACATCGTGAAGAACATCCTCCAACCGGCTGTGCGCTATACCCGGGACGAGTGCTTCGACCTGCCCGACACCGTCGTCCAGACCCGGAAGGTGGAGCTGACGCCCGAGCAGAAGAAGCACTACACGACCATGATGAAGCGACTGGTCATCGAGATGCAGGCTGAGGGTACCAGCATCAGCGCCGTGAACGAGGCGGTGAAGGTACAAAAACTCGTACAGATTGCCTGCGGCGTGGCCTACACCGACGACGGGCAGGACTTCGAGATCGACTGCTCACCACGGGTGAATGCAGTGAAGGAAGTTATTGAGGAAGCAGGAGAAAAGGTGATCGTGTTCGTCCCCCTGACGGGGACACTGAACATGCTGGAGCGTGAACTGTCCAAGCGGTGGAGCGTGGGTGTCGTCAACGGCGCCGTGTCGGCCAAGAAGCGGGACCAGATCTTCTACGACTTCCAGCACAGCAAAGACCCGCGTGTCCTGATCGCCCATCCGGCGACCATGGCGCACGGACTGACCCTCACTGCGGCGTCGACCGTGGTGTGGTATGGGCCCATTACCAGCAACGAGCAGTATGTGCAGGCGAATGGGCGCGTCGAGCGTATCGGGAAGCGGCACGTCAGCAACGTGGTCCACATCGAGGCAACCGATCTGGAATACAAGATGTACCACCGGCTGGCGAACAAGCAGAAACTGCAAGGCCTGCTACTCGATCTCATTCAACAAGCAACGGAGTGACAGATGGCTAAACCAATCTTTAAGGACCAATACGGTAAGGCACTGCGGCCCGGCTACATGACGGACACCAGACAAGCTATGCTAGAGAGCTTCGATACGCTCCCCGATAGTGCGCTCGTCGATGTCCATATTGTTATGGCTATGGCTGGGCGCAGCCGCGCCTCGATTTGGAGAGATGTCAAAGCTGGCCGGTTGCCTCAACCTATTTCCATCGGACCCAAGGCGCGTCGGTGGCGTGTTGAGGATGTCCGTGCCTACCTGAACGGAGGTGCGGTATGACCGTGACAGTCGATGCCGTCATCAAGAAGTACATGAAGCTGCGGGAGGAGAAGACCGCGGTGGAGGCCGAGATCAAGGAGCGCGTGGACAAGATCAAGGCTGACATGGCGAAGCTGGAGGCGTTCCTCAAGGCGAAGATGGATGCCGATGGCCTGACCTCGTTCAAGTCGGAGCACGGCACCGCGTTCCTGACCACCACCGACTTCGCCAACGTCGAGGACTGGGACGCCGTGCTGCGTTTCATCCGCGAGGAGGAGGCCTACGACATGCTGGAGAAGCGTGTCAGCAAGACAGCCGTCCGCGGCTACATCGACGCCAACAAGGAAGTCCCGCCGGGTATCCGGTACGGCACCAAGTTGGACGTCAACATCCGCAAACCCACTGCTCGTTAAGGAGGATTCCCATGAGCAACCTCGTTCCTACCAACATCCAAGTCCCGGCTCATCTGGCCGCCAAGGTCGGCCAGCCGTCGGCGCTGTCGCAGAGCATCGCCTCCGGTATCTCGGCCGGCCCGTCGTTCCCGCGCATCTCGATCAAGGGTGCCCGGTTCCGCATCATCGAGGATGGCACCGAGACGGTGCTGGACACCACCTCGCTGGATGTCGTGATCGTCGGCGCTAACCCGAAGCTGTCGAAGACCTATTACGCCAAGGCGTGGGACAAAGACGCTGAGCCGACTGCGCCCGACTGCTACTCGCTCGACGGCACCAAGCCTCACCCCGAGTCGACGAGCCCGCAGAACGACGTCTGCGCCACCTGCCCCCACAACGCATGGGGTTCCAAGAAGGGGCTGCAGGGGCAGGATCTGAAGGCCTGCACGGACCAGAAGCGCTTGGCCGTTGTGGCAGCTGACGATCCCGATGGCCCGGTCTATCTCCTGCAGGTCACGCCGTCGGCGCTGAAGGGGCTCAACGCCTACCACAAAGAGCTCTCCATGCGTGGTATCCCGGCCGAGATCGTCAAGACCAAGATCGGGTTCGACACTGACGCGTCTTACCCCAAGCTCAAGTTCGGCTTCGCCGGCTTCCTCGACGAGGATGCCTATGCCGCGGTCGAGCCGCTGTTCGGTGCTGACAATGTACTGGACATTACCGGGGAACGGCAGCCGGAGGTGGCGTCGACGGAGACCAAGCCGCGCAAGGCGGCGGTGAAGGCCGAGCCTAAGCCCGAGCCGGTAGCCGAGCCCGAGCCCGAGCCCGAGCCCGAGCCGGTGGCCGAAGAGAAACCCAAGCGTGGGTTCGGTGCCGCCAAGGCCGAGGCGCCGAAGGCTGCTGCCAAGCCCAAGGCCGAACCGAAGGCGGCCGCGGAGGCGGACGACGTCCTGTCGCTGGCCGACGAGATCGCCTCGCTGGTGGGGGATGACGATGATGACTAATCCACCCCTCGACTTCGAGAAGGTGGAGCTCGTTCGCGAGCGGATGGCACTGACCATCAAGGATATGTGCAAGTTGCTCGGGGTGTCCCGCGTCACCTACTACCGGTGGGTGGAGGGCGGACCGATCCGGGAGAGCAATGAGAAGAAGGTCAAAGAGACCCTGCGCCAGATCCTTCCACTTTTGAAAGATGGTACTTGGCCCCCCGAAGGGGCCCAGCACTGGACGAGCGAGAGACGGCTGAACACACTTCTTGAGATTTTAGGTATCGAGGCGTAGTGTGGCCGAACGGGGGAGGGCGACCCCCTCCCCCACAATGGGTAGGATGTGACACATGGATACGCTGGACTTTCTCCGGCGTGTCCTGCCCACCGAAGGGACATACTGCAGGTTCACCCTTTCCGGTAAGCGGAACAAATTTCTCGGTGATCTGGCCGAGGTGGTGAGCGAAGTGCAGGCGTTGGACCAACGCGGGCAGGATGCGTATTTCGCTATCTCCAGCTTCAAGGACGGTAGCAGCCGCCGCAACGTGAACGTGCTGGCGACCAAGGTCATCACCATCGACGTGGACTGCGGCGATGGTAAACCGTTTGCCACATGGAAGCAGGGGCTCAAGGCTCTCGGCGCGTTCGTCGCAGAGATGAAGCTACCCAAACCGCTGATCGTCCGGTCAGGCAACGGGCTCCACACGTACTGGGTACTGGATCGCGATCTCGACCGAGACGAGTGGACCCCGCTGGCCCGGGCCATGAAGGCCGCAGCCGAAGGCCAGAAGTTCGACATCGACCCGACGAAGACAGCCGACGCATCAGCAGTGCTGCGCCCTGTGGGAACCCACAACTTCAAGGACCCCACCAACCCCAAACGCGTTGAGGTGTTGATCGACGGCGGGGACACCACCGTGGCGGCCATGCGAAAGGCGCTGGCCTACTACTTCAACCCGGCTGATACGCCGACCAAGAAGCGCAACAACGGGCTACTGGACAGCCTCGCAGCGCGCAGCGACATGCCCCCTGCCATTGGCAGCCTCGTGGCCGAGAAGTGCCAGCAGGTTCAGTGGGCGACCGAGAACCAAGACAAGGTCTCCGAGCCCCTGTGGTACGCCCTGATCGGTGTGGCTGCGTTCTGTGAAGACCCCGAGGACACGGCCCGCCGGTGGAGCGAAGACCACCCGGGCTACTCCGAGAGCGCCACGCTGAAGAAGCTGGACCACTGGCGCGAGCAAGCCACAGGGCCGACGACATGTGCCAAGTTCGAGTCCGAGCGCCCCGCTGGCTGTAAGGGCTGCCCGTTCGCCGGACAGATCGGCAGCCCAGCGCGACTGGGTGTGCGGTACAAGGAGGTAGACACCAGCGCTGAGGCGCCCGAGGCCGTCGTTACAGAGGTCGCTATCCCCAAGCCGTTCAAGCGGACGTCCAAGGGTATCATGGCGACCATCGATGACACCGACATCGAGGTAGCCCCGTTCGACATCTACCCACTCAGCTATGGGTATGACGAACATCTCGGGTACGAAGTGGCTCAATTCATGTGGGATCGTCCCCATGTAGGGTGGAAGGTGCTAACATTGCGCCAAGCCTATCTCGCCGATGGTACCTACCGCGAGTTCGTGGGCGTCATCGCAGACCAAGGGATTGTGCTGCAGACGCGGAAACAGACGGAGTACTTCCAGCTCATGCTGCGCTCTTACATGAACGAGTTACGCAAGGTCAGGACCGTCACGAACCACTACGCCACCATGGGGTGGAAAGAGGACAACACGCTCTTTGTTCTGGGGGACGACCTGTACCGGCGCAAGGACGACGGCACTGTCGAGAAAGACACTATCCGGCTGGCGGCTCATGTGAGTCGGGCGGGCAGCGACATGTACAAGTCCCACGGCAGCTATGCTACGTGGAAGGCTGGCACATCGATCCTGCGCAAGGCCAAGCTGTACCCACACCAGTTCTCGATAGGTATCGGGCTGGCCTCGATCCTCATGCAGTTCACCGGGCTGAAGGGCGCGACGGTTTCGTTCTACGGCCCCTCGGGGAGCGGTAAGTCGCTGGCCCAGCTGATGCAGCAGTCCCTATGGGGCGACCCCGAGAAGCTGCACTTCCAGTCCAAGTTCACTGCCAACGCGCTGTTCAGCCGCTTCGGTCTCTACGGTAACCTACCCATGACGGTGGACGAGGCCACCCAGATGACAGACAAAGACGTTGGGGATTACCTGTACTGGGTCAGCCAAGGGCGCGACAAGGCCCGCCTCACCCGCAGCGCAGAAGAGAAAGCCCCGAAGGAGTGGGCACTATTCTCCACCCTGTCCACTAACAAGCCGATCTCTGGCAAGCTGATCTCCAGCGGCGATGAGACCGACGCCCAACTGGCCCGCCTGTTGGAGCTCCGGGTGGACCCGTCGCCGTTGTTTGCCGAAGGCACCGACGCCGGCCGTAAGCTCCACCGGCTGTTCACGGAAAACTATGGTCATGCAGGCCGGGACTTCCTCGAACGCGCGATGACCATAGGTGAGCAAGGGATACGGGCCATGCAGGCCCATGCCTTCGGTGAGTTCCCCAAGACCTACGGCAAGACCTTCAAAGGTGTGGAGCGTTACTGGGAGACCATCTGCGTCATGGTGGATATGTGCAACAGGTTGGCACATGAGTGGGGTATCATCGACTTCTCGCAGGAGGACTCGACCCGCTGGGTTCTCGGCCAGCTGGATAACATGCGCGAGACAGTGGCGGACAACTTCCGCGACAACTTCGACCTACTGGGCGAGTACGTGAACGAGCACCTGAACAGCATCGTCTTGGTACACCACGACCCCGGCAAGGACCCGGCACCTGTCTACGAACTGCTGCCCAAGGGCCCGATCCGCATACGCATCGACGGACGCAGGAACCGTGGGAGTACCAAGCTGGCGGGAGGAACGATACTGCTGGAGCGCACGCACTTCCGGCAATGGTTTGCCAAGCGGGGAGGCGATGTCCGCGACCTCATGAACCAGATCATCATGGATGGTGCCGACGCCACACCGGCGACGAAGAAGGCATCGCTGGGCAAGTTCACACCGCTATCGCCTCCGCAGTGCTATGTTATTGGTATTAACTTGAAGCACCCACGGCTGCAGTCGATCCTCGAAGGGCTCGAACAGGAGGCAGACAACCGCCAAACAGCGGATGTCATCAAGCTGAAAACTTAGGGCTGACCCGCCGACATCAGGAACCTCCGGGCATCTCTGGCCTGTGCAGCGGAGAACCGCTCTGTTGCAGTCATACGCTGGCTGCGCAGAGCGCGCTGCACACTGTCACGCATACCCCTGATCTCTAGCCCGGTGCCTCTGGCACGCCGGTTCCAGTCGTCAACATCGCGGTATAGCGCCCTGACTGTCTCCATGTCGCCGCGCGACTGTGCCTTGACGATCTTATCACGGAACGCCAGCTTGAGTGCCTTCTGGTACTCGACCGCCCGTATATCCATA